TCTTTTGCTGCTTCCGCCTTCACGGTTGCTGCTTGCTCTGCCGCTTCTTCTTCTGGCGTCTTGCCTTCACCTTCTGGTGTTTTTCCCAACGCTTCTGCCAAAATTCTATCTGCCTCAGCTTCCTCCTTTGCGGCAAAAGCGATTACTTGCTGGTCTGCTGCATTAAGTTGAACTGGCTCCTGCTCGGTTTTTTTTATTTCTCCCGGCATCTGTTACGCTCCTTCTAAAAAGTTTTTTGCCTTATTGCCTAGTTTGCCCATTTCGTCAAATACAGTTGCCGCTCCTTGAGAACGGTAAATCATATGTGGTTCTTTATGGGCGATACATTCTCTTGCTTCCTGTATAAACCTTCTCTCTAAATATACTTGTAACTGTTTCCACTCTGGCTGACTGGTTAATTTCAATACCGCCAGTGCTTCGTCTTGTTCAAAATGTTTGCCTAGTGCCATTTTTGCCCCTACTAATCATTTAAAATTTTAACCGGTTTTGCCTTTACTTTTATTTTTTTTTTTACATCTCCCGTCGCTCCTTCCTTAGCCGCCTTGGCATCAATCTCCTGCTGTTTCCGGGAAAGTTTGATGTCCTCTGCTAATTTAATCCTTCTCTGACGAAGGAATTCTCCTTTGTATTTAGCCTCTGAAATATTTTTATCTCTTTCGCTCTGGAGAACCGCTATCCTGCTTTGTATTTCTGAATTCTCAAGTTCGGCTTTTTCTACAGCCAGCTCCTTTAATTTCTCCTCCACAGGGTCGGGCGTTTCTAGTTCTTTCTGAATTTGTTTATCGGTCTTGATAACGTCTTCTGCTTCGAAGCCCATATTACCAGCTATCTTACGTAATATATTGGGTCTTCTTACAAGTGGCATATCGAACTCATTTGCCGTTATAGTTAAAAAGTCCGTCATGTTCTTATTCTGGACTTCCCTTGCAATAAGAATTTCAGAACCCAAAGATGCTATTTTCATATCACCTTTTATGCTTTCGTCTCTTGCCCACTCCATATTAAAATGGTAGTAGGTGTTTATCATAGGAGTTACCAAAAAGTCATCTATGTTCTTAACTACTGATTTGATAACGATTTGCGCAGCTCCCATAAGCTGAGACAAACCACTGGAAGTCTCGGCCCCGGCGGTACCTTGAGCTGGTGCTTGGCCGGATATTAAAGAAGGAAGGTTGGTTTCATCATCAATGAAGTTCCTTACCATTTCAATAATCTGTATCAGTTCCGGGCCTATGCTTGGTACTTTATGAACGGTGATTGCATTGTACGCTTCATCGCCACCGGTTCGGTACCATATCTTCCATGGCTTAATTTTATTCGCATTGTTTACAGACCGGTCATCAAGCCTGTCAACATTTATTTCCAACTGATTACCCGTCATGGCTACATCATCTAAAAGCCTACGGAAAGCTGCATTGAGGACGTCCTGTGAGTCTGCCATTATTTCAGGAACACCTACACCCCAAAGCTGATTAGATACTTGCTCATACGGGAATACAAAATATTTTCTGGCTGCGGATACTGAATCGTCTATAAGTATCTTTATAACCTTATGTCCGGATATCCACACGTTACACATAAAGCCTTCTTTCAATTGGTCTTCTGACACAACCATCCCGGCATCACGAAGGTCTTTACCATCACAATACCCCCAATACTCCAAAACTTCATAATATCCAGAATCCCCAAAATGTGTAATGTTGCCTAATGTTTGTCTTTCTATTTCATGTTGGAGCCTGTTATGATTACCGTTTGGATAAGAATCTATCAGTTCGTCAATTACTTCATCTCTAAAACCGGGTAGGTCTTTTAAATCCCTTACTTCCTCTCGGTTTAAAACATGTCTTTCGTATACCCCAATAGAAGACTCTGGAGAAGAAGCGTTTATATCGAAATAGATATCAAAGGGACTCGGCTGGTCTAGGCCCGGAACAATGTCATCTTCCTTTACCATTTCCCACTCAGTTGGCCCCTGTACCCAGTTTTTGCTAGTAACGACTCTTACCATGCCTGCCTTGATTACGCCGCTTCCTAGTGTACAAGCGTCCTTAATTGCCGCCCTTATTAGACTGGGGGCATTGGCCTCGACAAGCTGGTCTTCAATCTTGGTAGACATCCTCTTGGTTGTCTCGTCAAGTACTATTTCGTCAGGTACTTTTTCGCCCTCTTCATCGGTTAATTCATCTTGCTGCCATATACTCTTATCTAAAGTTGCATAAGGGGTTGGTTTTATGCCCCAAAACCTATGCCCTGAGTTTGGGAAAAATATATCTATCAGCCTTGCGTAGGCTGCGGTTGTCTTCATTCTGGTAATACCTATGTACTGGGTACTACCATTTGGGTCAAATTGACTTCGGACATCTGGTTCATATACTGAGTTATAGGCCCGGAGATTACGCAACCACTGGTCTTCTATTTTCCACTTTCTATCACGCCACATACAAAACTGCTTATGCAACCGAGAACCTAAAGCATAAATTTCCGACTCGTCTTTAATTTCAACAGGAGCTTTAACTTTGGCCTTATCTTTAATTTCCGGCAATTAACTTCCTCCTTCTTTTAGCTTCATCAACCCGTTCATTCCTAACCTTGGGCATGGTATATATCATTTCGAGGCCTATAGCTGCCGACATTACCCGGTCATCAAAGCATCCCAGCTTTGCGCCGTATGTACAGCTTCCATCATCACCTTCATGTATTGTATAATTTGCGCATTCCATAAGAGTTTCTTTGCAAACTATTCCTGATTCATCGTCTCTTAAAGCACTCCGTAACTGGTCTATTATCTTATACTTAGATTTCTTTGTAGTGAGCCATCCTGCTGCTTTTACTTTTTTACCATCAGAGTTAGAATCTATCTTCTCCCGTTGGTAAATATTAGAGTAGTTATTGCGCTTCATTGTAGTCAAAGTAGTTAAGCCATGGTTGTTAGCCTCAACTCCTGCCAGCGCCTTATTGTACAATTTACCCAAATGACAGATTAAATCACCGAAAGTATCCGGGTCTATCTTACCGTGAATTTGTGCAACTTGCTGCCCATAAGGCAACTTAAAGACGTCCGCACAGCTAAAGTCACCCTTAGCCAGTCCCTCGGCGACATCCGCCCCGATAACATATTTAGTACCGGGCTTAGGCTTTTCCCATACCCTGACCAAGCCTTTAGGCTCCAATTGAAAACGGCCTGTATGAAGGTTAAAGTCTCCCCTATATTGCGGACTATAGACTTCCTGCTCAGCACGTTTGATATCCGGGATTCGAAATACCTGTTTTCCAGAATATATGAACGCTTCATTGGCGGTAGCTGGATACCACTGCCGAAAAAATTCCTCTTTGGAATATCCAACGGGTGGCACAAGCGTGTCGATTTTCCATCTGCGCCACGCCAACTGACGGTACGATACCATCTTGCCGCTTGGTAGCTCCTGTTTAAGTAACCATTCCTCGTCTTCAGTTAAAGTCTCCCTTATCTTATCTTCTTGCTCTCTTGTTATTACCCGGTGGTATTCCTTATGAAAGAACCAAGGAATAAAAATCCTGAGATATTCAGGGTCTTTACCCTCTGCTTCTTGTTTTTCAGACTCTTTCCATGTGTTATAGAAAATGCCTCCGACTCCATTGGCCGTTGATTCCATTATTATTTGAGTTCCGAGAATTGCCGGGTGCTCAGAAGGAACCGACTCAATCAAGCCCGCCACGGTATTTAAGGTATTATCTCGAAAGAAGGCATATTCAGACAGATGTATGAAGTGTGTTGTAATACCCAAGCCACCTTTAGAGTCACACGTCTTGACATCATATCTACTCTTAAGGCCATTGATACCGCTAGACTTCGGAGAGTCAAATATCAATGCCTTCTCATTGCTCTGCTTGGTCATGGGCCGTACCTGCTCCGGTACATTTTCATGAAAGGTTTTCACCATGCTAAATAGATTGTCTCGACTCATATCCGCCTCAGTCATAATAACGCAGCGCTTCCCACGCTGAAAACTTACTTTATGGTAGAACCACGATTCTACCAGTGTTGACCCGCCCCACTGCCTGCATTTAAGCATAATAGCTCGTACATACCCTTTACGCTCCAGTTCTTTTTTTAACAGGGCGTGAACGTATATTTGGGATTCGTTGAGCTTGAAAGGCACTAGCCCTCCTGACTTATCAGTAATTTTGTGGCAGCGTGGGGCGTAATATAAATAGTCGTCTTTCAGCTTCCTACGAACAGCACTCTTTTTTGCTTCGTACATGCTCTGGGCCTCGACGACGTCTTGTTTTATTATTTCTATAGTATCTATCATACAGTTTTCTTACTTTTCCATTTAAAATATTTAAGCCATTTGCCAGTGCTTGTTCTGGTTTTTTGT